AACCGGGGAGGAGGGGGGGAGAAAAAACCCCCCCCCCCCTTTTCTTTTTGATTCTACACTTTCAAGAGGTGTTTTTATATGTTCTTTAAGGATTTTGTAACATGGCTTGATGGACAGCCTTTTGTACTGTTCGGTTGTGCGTTCTTCGGTGTATGGGTGTTTATGGATATTATAGACGCTTGTCACCACCCCTATGATTACGATTCAAAAGATGAAAAAGAATAAACCTTTCCTTTCGCGGGCGGCTTAGCCCGCGCCCCGGTCGGCTAGACCGGGCAAACATCCGGGAGTAGACAACAAAAATGCCGCCATCATTGGCGGCTCTGCTCCTGTCTCCACTTTAGAAATTCGGTGTATTCTTCACTACTGCCGAACACTTTAACTTCTGTGTTCCGTGTAATGGTTAGGCATACGATTTTTACAATTTTGCAAATTGTAAATCCTATTATTGCCGCTATTCCTACATAAAATAAGCAAACGCCTATTATAAATGCACCTTCGGTGAAATCCATAAAATCACTTCCTTTTGCTTATTTTACCCTGTACTTAATGTTAATGTCAAGAGGTGTACACATGAAACGAAAAATATTTGCCTTATTGCTGTGTATGGTTTTTATCTGTACACTTTCCTTGCCTGTATATGCCGATTCTACTGATGCAAGTTCGGATGGTTATTCGGTTCTTATAAGTGATATTCCCACAACTTGCCCGACTTGCGGTGGTTCGCTAAGTGCTTCTTGGGCTTCTACTTCTGGTGCAGAGGTTGAGGTTCAAATTTCTGAATCTGGCAGTATTAAAATTCCTGCCGGTGCTGGTTCGTTTGCTCGTGTTAAATTGAGGTGTAAATCGTGTGGATATGAAAAGTCTGAAACTAGATTGTTAGGCTTAGATTTCGGCAATGAAAAACCCGGCAATTTGCATGTAGAGCAAGCCCCCTCCGGCATTGGCCGTAAAGATTTGCCCGGTTATCAACGCTCAGACAACAATCCGGGCGTTCCCTCGATTTCTCAAGATGGTAATATTGCATTGCTTGCGAAATACCGCTTTACTAATAATCAAAAACAACTTGTAGATTCATTTTCAAAACAAGTAGGTAATGATATTTGGAATTTTGGCGAAAATTCTTTGTATATTGAGCGGTATTCAAATTCGCAAACTTATTGCTATACATACGGTGGCTATATTCTTGATACAAATAATATTCCGGGAATTTACTACATTCCGGCTGGTACGTCGTATGTTTTTAATCCATGGGGCGATTCTTACAAAAGAAATTTGAATAAACGTCAGTGGCCCGAAATTGTATCAAAATCTATTGCATCTGTTAGTTCAGATGGAACTAAGCGTTATATATGTATTTACAAATATAACGCTGATTGGTCATCGCAAGGTTATCCCGATATGTCTTTATCGGTTGGAGATGGAACTGATTATATTTTCCGACAAGATTCTGGTTACACTATTTCAACATCGGGAAATATTACAATTCCATATCCTAAAGATTTGGTTGTATATCTGCGCCCCACTTCTACGAATATCGTAAAGAACACGAATATCACCATCAACAACAATAACTACTCCCAGACATGGAACGGCAACATCTACACCGACAACAGTACCAACCTAACTTACATCTACCCTCAGTATACCACTGTCAACGAGAAAAACGAAACTGTAACCAACATTTCTAATACGCCCATCATCTACAACAACGAAACCAAACAATATTATACCTACGACCAGACCACGAAAAACTACTACTACATAACTTATAATGCACAGCCTACACCTTCCCCCAGTCCCACACCCACCCCGACAGACAAGCCGGGCGGCAGCATCTCCACGCCCGAGACCGGCAAGCCGGGCGGCGATTCCGGTGACACAACGGGTATTCTGGCTGTGCTGGTTGAAATCCGTGACAACATGATTCAAGGGTTCTTGGATATTAAAGCGGCTTTCGTTGCTGGCTTTGCCGAACTTTCCGCAAACTTTACACTGGCTATTGAAAATTTGAATGTGAACATTCAAAACATCTTCAATAAAAAGTTCCCTGACCAGAGTACACCGGAGACAGCGCTACCCAGTCCCACACCTTCGCCCAGTCCTGCGCCGCTCGACCCCATTCTTCCCGAAACGCAAAATCTAATCATTCCGAAGATGAACAGCAACACTTTCACCGACGACCACGGTACATGGGTTGCTTCTGGTTCTTCAAAGTATAGTGATGTGTTCGACTTCTTCCATGCTTTTGACCGTTCGACTTCCGATTTTTGGGAAACAAATGCAAGTCCCTCTTATCTGCAAATTGAGATTCCCGACCCCGAAAGCTATTACATTGACGGCTACATTATGCGCATATCTAAATTCAATAACCGTTATGCTAAAGAATGGACGCTTCAAGGCTCTGACGATGGCAATACATGGGATGATTTGGACAAACAAACAGGTCAAAATCTTTCAGACTTGGAAGAACACAAGTACCCCCTTACCCTGCGCAAGGCGTACAAATATTATCGCTTGAATATGGCAAACTATGCAAGCTCTATGTGCTCCCTTAGTCACTTCAATCTTCTGGGCTATGATGCAAAAGATGTTGTAACGCCTACACCCTCGCCGGGTACTCCCGATGTAACTCCGACTCCTGTCCCCACGGATAAACCAGACGGCGGCAACACGACTAACAACTTCTGGAACATTATCTTTCCTAACTTCTCTGACGATGGTACAGACAGCGGACACAAGGGCATTTTCTGGGCGCTTGTGTCCCTTATCCTTGCCATTATCGCGTTTTTTACCAATATGCTGGCGGGGTACAAGTACTTGTTCCCGTTCTTGCCTGATGGTGTAGTAATGACGATTAACGCCTGTGTGTTCGTCCTGTTCCTGTTTGTGGTTATAAAATTTATTATGAGGTCAAAATAATGTGGAAAAAACTTTGTATTACACTGTGCGCCGTTTGCTTCGCCGCTCTCGCCGCCGTGCCTTGTGCCTTTGCCGACGATGCACCCGCCGATTCTTCCGCAAGTTCTTCCGATACTTCGGACGATTCCTCGGATTCCTCTTTTCTGGGCGATGCTGGTGCATTGCACGATTCTGTTTCCGGGAATTTCTCTGACGGCGTGGATTCCGTTGCCGATTCTCTGAAAAACTCCCCCGGTGAAATTCAGTACATGACAAAAGACGATTTCCCGAAATTCATCAAAGAAGCAATTTCTTTTATTCCGCTGTCTTTCTGGTGGGCGTTTCAGTTTGCCATCATTCTAGGCTTTGTAAATGCCCTGTACCGCCGTATGTCCTAAAGAGGTGCTACACATGGAAAACTTTACCGCGTTCATGCGCATTGTGCTTGACTGCTTCGACCAGCCTTTTACACTGTTCGGCTTCAACCTGTCGTGGTGGCAGGTGTTCTTGTGGTCTATCTGCGGCAGTATCGCCGCCGCCTTTATTGGGGGTATGCTCAGATGAATAAACTTCCTTACTTCCTCGTTGCTCTCTGCCTGTGTATGTTCTGCTCGTTCTCGGCTTATGCCGATGATACGCCCCCGGCAGATAGCCCGCCCGACACAACCCCCGTTGAAGATACACTTTCAAATTCAAGTGTACAAGTCTCTGACCCGGCCTTATATGCCAAACTCGACACCCTGCAAGAATCCATAGACAAATTGGCTGACGCTCTGACCCCTGCCGCAGAGGGCGACACCCCGGCAGAGGACACCGCCGCACCCGATTATACTAATCAGCTTTCGACCATTTCCGGGCAACTGCTGGAACTGCAAGAAGCTGTAACGGCTACACCCGAAACGGCAGAAGAGCCGAACATTTGGGATAAACCCTTTAACGACTATACCCCGCAGGAGGGGTATGCGCTTCTTACCTTTATTCTCGTTCTGTCTGCCTGTGCTTTCGTGATTTTTCGGAGGTTTTAACGATGCAAAATTATTTCGCTGATTTACTCGCGTTCTTCGGCATTTCTGGCACACCTCAGACCTTTGCCGAACTTATTCCGTGGTTGTTTGCCGTGCTGGTTGCTATCGGCATTGTGCTGGCCTGTTTCCGGCTTGTTTCCGACTGTATCAATGCGGGGCGGTGGTTTCGGTGACACTTGTTATTATTGGCGTTGCCGCCCTGTTCCTGTGGCTCTTTCCCGCCTTGCGGTGTGCTGTTACACACCCGTTTCACTGCCTGTATTATGCCGCTAAAGACGGCTACAAGTACATAAAGTATAAGCAAGGCAATTTACGCAAAACGGGCAACCTCGACATATTTTGCGGTTACTTTGGCAATGGAAAAACTTTGTCCCTTGTTAAACAGGTGGTGTGCAGAGAATACAAGCGGTTTGACGGTCTGCAAGTCTGGTGCAGTCGGCGGCAGAAATTTGTAACACAGCGTATCTTGATTCTTTCTAATGTTGACCTTTGTGTTCCTTATGAGCCGCTGACCGGGCTTGCACAGGTCTGTGCCATCAGCAAGGCAAATGAGATATATGACGATGCACACGACACTTTGACCATTACAATCGTCTGCATGGACGAATTGAGCGTACAGATGAATAGCCGTTCCTTTAAGGACAATATAAACGCCTATTTCCTTAATACCCTTATGTGTTGCCGACATTACCACATCAGCTTTTACGGTAGTGCGCAGAGGTTTCAGCATGTTGATAAAATGCTTCGTGATGTTACGATGCATGTTATCCAGTGCAAGAAAATTTGGCGATTCCAGTTAAATTACTACTATGACGGCTTCATGCTGGAAAACGCACAAGACCCCTCTCTTGTAAAGCCGCTTCGCCGTGACTGCTGGTTTGTCACTGATGCCGACTATAACGCATATGACACCCTGCAAGTCGTAGACAATCTGCAAAAATCCTTTGACGAAAACGATATGCTCTCTGAAGCTGAAATTCTCGCCAATCAAGCCGCACCCGCTCCCGTGGGTATGGATGCAGTAACGCCCAGCCGAAAAGGCAGACGACTGCAAAAAGACCGAACGGGCAAGCGGTAGGCGCGGCAAGCGCAGCGGGCGCGGGGGGGCCGCGCCCGCGCCCCGGCGCGGGGCGCCGGCACG